TATTTTTGATTTTTGAAATGGTCTGCTTTGAGTTCACCGTGATCTGGCATCTGCACCATTGCATTCATATAGAAATTTGGTAGTTCGAAATGACCAAACATGTATTTGGTCTTTATTTTTTCAATTTGTTTCCACTCATTACCCACCAACCAAGGAATCAATGCAACATCATCTTTTACAAGTATTTCATCTACAATAGTAATACCAGGAATATGTCTACCAAACTCAACAGAGTAAACATCGCGTTTGTCTTTGTAATACAAATCGTGATTACCTGCAAAGAAGTAAAAATTTTCAAATGCTTGTCCAAGTTTTTCTAAGCATCGAATAGTAGCATCCATAGTGGTTAGGTTAAGTGAATTACGATTGTGATGCCAATCGCCACAAAATATACCTGTTTCGCATCCGTTTGCCTTGGCTTGTTCTATAAACCAATCAACAAATGCTTCACAGTCATCATTATGGACTTTAGAATTACCTTTTAAGCCCAAGTGAATATCAGTAAAAACTGCTGCCTTTTTAAACAATGTTCAATCCTCAGTTATTTTATACTATTGTAAAGCAAAAATCATTCAAAGTCAAGAAGTTTTTTTGGCTGCTGCTTCTCGTTTCATTTGATTTTCCCAGTCGCCCTGACTTTGTCTAGTGTAACTAGGGTTCATATGATTCATTTCGAGAATATCATCACGTATATTTTGATTACGTTTTTCGATATTGATAACTCTTACAAAAGAGTTTGTAACAGCTGCGGTATAATAAGCAAATGGATTTTGTGATTTTGATTCATCAAACTGCAATCCTATCTGAGCCAACTGTAGAATAGCCTGTCCTTTCATTTCGTCGTTATAGGTATATCCTCTAACATTACCTCTTGTTGCATATCTATCACACAGTTTCATCCACATCAGTGCTAGTTTATTAGTAGCCTTTCCGTGGTCTTGACTAAAATATCCGTTTTCCATACCACCTTGCCAGTGACTTTTGCCCACACAAATTAATTCATCATTATCATTAAATTTATAGTGTTGAAAGGGCGGAAAGTTTAACTTTACCTTGTGATCTGCTTCAGTTTTAGGATTTTTCTTACGTCCTGGCTCTTCTGGTATGTGATCATACGTCATAATTCTGAAAATTAACTCGTCTTTTTCTATCTTTCGATAGTCTATTTCGCATTCTGCAAGTTTGACTTTTTCGCCTTGTTGTTTTCTAGCCTCAAAATCCTTGTGTTGGAGTCTTTTTGCTTTGTTGCGTTTTGCTTCTGCAATGGTTCTAATGTTAATTTTTTCTACAGTAGGTAAAATTATATCATATTGATGGTATTCAGGGTCAACAAAGCTACAAAAATTGCTTTTTGATTTGTGTATCTCAGACAATATGTCTTTGTTGTTCAAGTAGTTAATTTTTCTCATATTTTCTCCAAACATTTATGTTATTATAAACTACGTAGTTAATAAAGTCAACTAAATACTTTATAGGAAAGGTATTTTTTATGGCTAATATAACAGACGGATTAGGTAATGCAGTTGGCGTAGGCAATATAGCAAAAGGCGCTGCTAGTCTTGCAGGACAATTACAAAAAGCTGCTAACGCTAAAAGTAGCGTAGATCCTGCAGCATCTGTAGCACAGTTTGCAGGTTCTGAAAACATCAAAGGTCTTGCTTCAGGAGCAAAACAGCGTGTACAGGATTTTGTAAGTTCAACAGGATTTGGTAAAGCATTACGAGGACTCAATCTTTTACCTGATGCAGAGCCAGAAGATTTTGAATTTGTATCTGCTACTTCATCTAATGAAAACCCTGATTGGCGTGTCAAATTATCTTTACCTAAAAATTACGAAAGATTTGCAGGCCCAGGTGCAATTTTATCACCTTTGGTCGAAAGCGGCGGGCTAGTTTGGCCGTACACTCCGCAAATCTATATTACACACTCTGCTTCGTATAGCCCAATACAGCCAGTGCATAGTAATTATCCTTTTTTCGCATACCAGAACTCCAGAATTGATCAATTTAGTATTGTTGGAGATTTTTACGTAGAAAACAACTACGAAGGAGCATATTGGATTGCCGCGATCCATTATCTAAGAAGTATTACAAAAATGAGTTACGGAGAAACAAGTAATGTTGGATCACCACCTCCGGTTGTTAGACTAAATGGATACGGAGATTACGTGTTTAAAGATGTACCTGTTGTAATTACAAGTTTTGCTGTAGAACTTAATCAGGATGTTGATTATATCAAAGTTCCTGGTTATGGAGACAATGGTGCCTGGGTGCCTACAAGAAGTAACATACAGGCAACAGTACAACCGATATACAGCAGAAGAGCAGTTGAATCATTTAGCCTAGATCAATTTGTCAAAGGTGGATATATAGGTAGAGGCGGATTTATTTAATGGCAAAGTATAGTTCTAACAGTCCTTGGGGTGATACAAAAACAAAAAATGGACAATATTTAGACCTTTTAAAAATACGTCCTATTCCAGCAGAAACAGATGACATACCATATGTGATTGAAGTGCAGTATACACACAGACCAGACTTACTTGCATATGACTTATATGGTGATCATAATCTATGGTGGGTATTTGCTCAAAGGAATATTAATACTATCAAAGATCCTGTGTTTGATTTTGAAGCAGGTACAGAAATTTTTCTGCCTAAAGGCGGAAACCTAAGAAGATTACTAGGAATTTAAATGACTTTTTCACCGCAGAACTTGTTACAGCAAGCTCAAAGACTAGGCAAAACAGTTTCTGATTTTGTTGAAGACAAAGCTGCAACTGTAAGTTCTGCTATCCAAACAAGTGCAAATATAAATGTAAATGGTGTTGCAGATAGTGTTGCTGGTTCAGTTACAGAATTACCTGCTGCAAGCATTGAACCAAATATAAAAATACCAACTGATTACAGAGATGTACAGCGTTGGAATGAACAGGAATTACAAAGATTCAATAGGATACTTGGTATTACAAGTAAGTCGGGACCGCCCTTTCCAAATGAATTAAGAGACTTTGCAAGTTACAATTATGTGATAGGTCTAGGAGTTCTTAATAACAACGAAGTTAATTTTCCTGATAAGACCTATAGAGTAAGAGATCCGGAAGTAATGATTTGTCGTTCTGGTGGCGGACTAGGTAAAAACAAAGCAACTACTATCTACGAGAAAAACGGCCAAATAGAGTATTACATAGACAATCTTGAAGTTGAAGCAATCATTTCACTTGCAAGTAAAACTAAGCAAACTAATGCAACAAATATAAGTTTCAAAGTAACAGAACCTTATAGTATGGGGTTGTTTTTGCAAACACTACAAGTAGCCGCAGTGCAAGCAGACTATAAAAACTATCTAGAAGCTCCATACTGTATAACAATAGATTTCAAAGGATGGGACGTAAATGGTAACCAAATTACCAAACCAAACCTGCGCAGAATATATCCAATAAAATTAGTTAACATAGACTTTCAAGTTACAGAAGGCGGCAGTGAATATAACATAACAGCAATACCTTGGCACGAACAAGGACTTGCAGATCAAATACAAAATATCAAAACAGATGTAAATTTAAAAGGTAGAACTGTAGCAGAATTATTGCAAAGCGGTGGATTTAGTTTAACTTCTTCCATGAACGAATATCAACAAAAAAAGAAAGCCGATAAAAAAGTAGTTCAGCCAGATGAATATATCATTATGTTTCCTACTGAACGTGCATCTAGCAAAGAAAAATTATTAGGTGAACAAGCAGACACAGAAAGTGCTACAACAAACAAAGGTCTTAATAATGGAGAATTTGAGCAAAGAGATATTGACAAAGACGAAAAGGTAAGAATTTATCAAAGCATAACAGGTTTAGAAGATGCAAATGTACCTGCAGACTTTGATGCTGAATTGAGCAAACTGCTTGGCGTAGTAGTAAAACGTTCAGGCATAGGCGAAGCTATAAGAGAAAATGCTGAAAATCAAGATAACATGAATGATATTGGAAAATCAGAACTTGTACAGTCTTATCTTGATGGAGGAAAACAACCTTTTGGTAGGCCTAAGTTTGTTGAAGAAACAAAACAAACAGGTGGACCACCTAGTAAAAATCGAACAATTGGCACGGGAATTTTCAAACGTGGAAATATCACAATAAGTGATAAGGGTAGAACACTTACATTCAAGTCAGGAACAAGAATACAAGAAATTGTTGAAGAAATTATAATTCTCAGTGATTACGGAAAAAAGATATCTGAAGCAGTGCCTGATGAAAATGGTATGATACCTTGGTTTAAAATTGAAGTTGATGTTTATCAAGTAACCAATTACGATCAAATGGATCAAACAGGAGAGTTTCCAAAAGTTTATGTATATAGAGTAGTCCCTTACAAAGCACATATTTCACGGTATAGTCCTCCAAGCAAAACAAGTCCAGGTATAGAACAATTAAAACGACAGGCATGTAAAGAATATGATTATATCTATACTGGTAAAAATGATGATGTTTTAGATTTTAATATTGAATTTGATAAGGCATTTTTTGTTGCTATTACACCTTTTGCTGGCGAATATAAAGGAGGTGAAAAAGACTCCAAATCTGAAAGTAGTGGGAACGCTACAGACACAGAAAAGAAAGAAACTGCTACGGGTGACACTAGCAATTTTAGTAGTTCTGGAAACGCTACAACTAATGACAGTGAAAAATCAGAATCTGGTGGAGAAGGTGGAGGATTTCCTGATAGGACCGCAACAAGTATTGCTAGGGATTTTAACGATGCTTTGGTTAATAGTAATGTTGATTTAGTAAAAGCAAATATGACTATATGGGGTGATCCTTATTACATAGCAGATAGTGGAATGGGAAATTATAATGCTTCGGAAACGCCTATAATTAACATTACCGAAGACGGAACAATGGATTATCAAAGTTCTGAAGTTGATGTATCATTAAATTTTAGAACACCATTAGATTTAAATCAAGAAGGTGGAATGGATTTTCCAAGTCTTGGCACTAAACCTGTCGGAGCCTTTAGTGGATTATATCAAGTTTTGTTTGTTTCAAATAAATTTTCAGATGGAATGTTTATTCAAGATTTACAAATGATACGTAGACGTAATCAACCAGGTCAAGATACTACAGCCGAACCAACAACAGAAGACAATTTAATGTTTAAAGATGCTGTTGTAGAACCAGCCAGTGCGAATACTAGCCAAGGTCAAGGATCTAGTGAAGCAACAACAACAGTGACCGAAGAGAACAATACTAATACAACCGAAACAGCAACAACTAAAACAACAACTTCTACAAGAAGCACAACAACAGTAACAGAATCGGGCGGTGGATCTACAACTAGAACTAGAAGTGCAGCTCAATCTAATAGACCTGTGAGTCCTGAAGTTCAAAAAAGAATAGATGCTAAGGCAGCTAGAAGAGCAGCAAGAAACAATTCACCTTTTCTAGATGATTTTCCTGATTAATGGAGTAAGGATAGAATATGAGTAGAAATAAATTTACAAGACAGCGTCGTCCTTCCTGGATGAAGGGAGCTGGACCATTTATTGGAAAAATTGTAAATCATCTAGATTCTGAATACATGGGCGGAGTTGAAGTTGATATTTTAAAAATTACTGAATCTGGAAATCCTGGTGACAGCAGTGGATACCTGCTACCATGTTATCATGTAAGTCCTTTTATGGGCCAGACTCCTAGAGAAGGAGTTAAAGCAAATCCTGGATTTGATTACACACAAAAAAGTTATGGATTTTGGGCGATACCTCCTGATGTAGGAACTAAAGTAATTGTTCTTGCTATGGAAGAAAACATAGGTTACGGATACTGGATTGGTTGCGTACAGGACAAATATATGAACTTTATGATGCCTGGCAATCCTTCAACTACCTATAATGATGAAGATAAAACAAATCCAAAACCAGTAGGCGAATACAACAAAGAGCTTGAATCTGCTGTGGGCAGAGATCCTACAAAATATATAAAACCTTGTAATACTGATCAGTGTAATGTTTTAGATACACAGGGACTTATAGGCGACACTGTTAGAGGAACTACTACAAGCAGTGCAAGAAGAGAAATACCAAGTATG